CACAATATTTTGATATGTTAATTTATAACTTGACATCATCTGCTAATGCTACACAGGCATCAGTTGCTGTTGCTGTCTACGCAATCTAAATACTACGGAAGGAGCATCTTAAGAAATGGCAATCAATTTTCCCTCAACGGCAGGGCAGGCAACTGATGGGACATTTACACATAGTAGTGGTGGGGTAACTTGGTTTTGGGATGGAAGTACATGGTCTGCTAGCAGTTCATTTAGTGAACAAGATCCTGTATTCTTGGCATCAGACGCTGCTGCCGTAACTTCTGCTAAAATAAGTTCTTGGGACTCTGCATACGGGTGGGGTGATCATTCTGGTGCTGGTTATATAACATCAGAAGCAGATACTCTAGATACGGTTGTTGGAAGAGGTGGTTCCTGTACTAATAATCTGAGCCTAGATGGTAATGGATTGAAATTTGCAGTTGGTGGCGTTGTTAATGCTGCTGATAGGAAGTTGTTGATGTATACAACTTCTGGGCACTCTACTATAATTACTGAGGGAACCACTGGAACTGGTGGAGACCTCAATATTCAAGCACAGAACGATGTAAACATTATTGCATCGACTGACTTAGAACTCTTTGCTGGTGGTAGTAATCCTGCAACTAATAAACTAGTGACATTATCATCGTTTGGTGATGTTGCTTTGAGATATCAATCAGATCTTAAATTTGTAACTACTGTAAACGGATGTCAGGTCTATGATAATTTGTATGTTTCTGCTGGTGTTAATGGATTTGCTTCAATAACACTAGATAACAATAGTGCATCTAACACGGTAACATTAAGTTATGGGGGTCTATCAAACGATGCTTATATTATCCCTGCTATGCCAACAACAAATGGTTTAGTTCTTGGTTGTGATACTTTCGGAATTCTATCGTGGGTTTCTGGTGGTGGAGGTGGAAGCAGTCTTCAGAGTAGAACAGTTTCATCAGAGTCTACTGGAAATATGGTAAACAATGCTTCTACATATATTGATATCACTAGCGTAGCGAAAACATATGCTCTACACCAGATCGAAACATCACAAGCAGCGTGGGTAACACTTTATACAAATAGTACTGCAAGAACTAATGACTCTAGTAGGTCTGAGTATACTGATCCCAGTCCTGGAAGTGGTGTAATTGCAGAAGTTATTACATCGGGGCAGCAAACACAAGAGATTACACCAGGAGTAATTGGGTGGAATAATGAGTCGCCTCTTTCTGATTCTGTGTATGCAAAAGTAGTTAATAAAAGTGGGTCTACAACAAATATTACTGTAACTTTATACTTTGTTAAACTAGAGGACTAATATGAATAAGGAATACATCGTAACTCTCTACAATCATGAAGATCTGGAGCAGTTCTATGTCGATATGAAACTCGGTAATTTTCCTTTGAGAAAGAAACGTATTATCAGTAGGAATACGCACTACATGATGACGGATGAACAAGCGGAAACACTCAGACAAGATTCTAGAGTGTGGGGAGTTGAAGCTGCAGAAGATTTCCATGTTGCATTGCAGGGTGTTGATAAAGCAAACAATGTTCCCTGGCAAATAAACAATGAAGAATTTTACAAAGATGGTTTTGCAACTACTAATCTCACACCTCTAATGAGACAATGGGGACAACTCCATTGTGCTGGAAACAGTGTACAGAGAAGAAAAAATAATTGGGGAGCTCCTACAGGTACTGAATTAGTTACTGATTCTATTGATGTATTTTCTGATGGTAGAAATGTTGATGTAGTTATTGTAGATGATCCAGTACCACCTGATAGTGGAGATTGGACTAGTCCTACAACAGGACAGAATAGATTTGTTTCTTTCCAGTGGTTCAATGAACTAAACTCACTAGTCAATAGTATTGATGACGATGGTCAAACAGAACCATCAGGTACTATTGATTATGGAACTAATGCGTCCCAATCAAGATATCATGGTATTCATGTAACAGGAACGGCATGTGGTCAACACTATGGGTGGGCAAGAGAAGCAAATATCTATAATCTTGCAGTCACTGCATCATGGGACTCTGGACAATCAGTGGGTGCTTTTCTAATCTTTGATTATCTTAGAGCATTTCATCAAAGTAAATCTGATAATCCAGATACAAATAGAAAGAATCCTACGGTTACAAATCATAGTTATGGTGGTATTAGATATATGCCAGACAAAGGATCTGGCGTAAACCGATTAGATTTCACTGATGTTACTGGTGTTAATTTTAGAGGAGTTTCATACAATTCTTCAAATCCTGGTCCTTCTGGGTGGACTCAAACAGGATTGCAAAATGATTTTGGGTTGAGGTTTGGTGCTGAGACATATCCATCATGGTCCTCTGCAATTGCTGCTGACGTTCAGGATGCAATTTATGATGGTGTTGTAATTATTGGTGCTGCTGGAAATGATAATCTATTGATGGCAGAATATCAAGATCTAGATTGGGATAATACAGTTTCTATTACTGGTGTGGGAACTATCTATTATAACCGAGGTGCATGGCCTAATAGTCCAGACACTGATGTGATCAACGTTGGTGCTATGCAAGACTATTCAGACTTCAGAAGATCTACTTATACTATGTTTGGTCCTGGTATCACTGTGTTTGCTCCTGGAGATAAAATTCTTTCTGCTTTTGGTAATAGTGGATTTGCTGATACTAGATATGGTGCTGGAAATTTTTACTATCCTATTAGTGGAACAAGTATGGCATCACCACAAGTCTGTGGCATCGCTGCTTGTCTTGCTAGTAGTAGACTTAGGTTTACTAACTGGGATGTGAGAGGTCTTCTCAATACATTAAGTATCTCTGGTGATATGACTTTTGATCTAAATGGTGGAGATTTAGGAGATAACACCTGCTCTTTTGGTAGTCCAAATAAATATTTACATATTAATAATCCTAGACCTCTTACTGGATTTGTAGATCAATACATAAGCGATAGACCTACTGCATCTAGTTCTTATAAGCAATCTTATCCTAGAAGACCTACGTTTTTTAGTGGAATGCCAGGACAAGGAGGTCCAACAACCACAACATATACATTTACTGTGGGAAATAGTGGAGCATCACACTATACATTTACTGGTAGTGATAAACTTACTACTCATAATAATGCAAATGATCCAACTATAAATGCTGATGTTGGTGATATATTAGTATTTAATGTTAGTGCTTCTGGTCATCCATTCTTTGTAAAGACATCTGCTACTACTGGAACAGGTAATCAAGTTACCACTGGAACTATCACTGGACAAGGAACTACAAATGGTACTGTCACATGGGATACTTCGGGAGTATCGTCAGGGACATATTATTATATTTGTCAGTTTCATGGTGGCATGATTGGATTGATCTCTCTTGCTTGAGGTATAAATAATCAAGAGCACTAGTATCCAGTTGGTTGAGTTAGATGACTGATCGTTTTCCACTAATTGTTAACAACGTTTCGCAGAAGGTAGAAGAACTCGTCTCGGGAGATAGTCTAGATCTTTCTGGTAACGGAATTGTTATCAGTGGGGATAGAGGAGCTGGTAAATATCTCTATAGTGACGGTACTACTACATCCTGGAGTACTCCTGGGGATGTTTATCTGAGTACAACACAATCAATAAGTAATAAGACTTTTGCTTTGTGTACATTTTCTGGGTCTCAGAACACAATAACAAACCTTCCTAATAGTGCTCTTGTAAATTCTTCTTTTATTATCAATAGTATTAGTGTTCCTCTTGGTGGAAGTGTAACTACCCCAAATGATAATACAACATATACAATTTCTGCTGTAGATTCACTTTCTAGTACAGAAAAAATTATTAGACTTGCAGATTCTGATAGTACAAACGATGAAGTGACACTTGCTGTTGGTACGCCTTCATCTGTTCCTAGTGGATCTAAAGCATTAAGTCTTCTGGTAGAAAGAACTGGAGATAAAATTACTTTTAGTGGAACAGTTATTGATGATGATACTGTTACTACACTACAATCAGACTCTGGTGGTTCTCCTGTTAGTGGAGCAGTTACAATTGCTGCAGGAAACTTTACTACAATTTCACAAGTTGGAACTACGATCACTGTATCTGGTCAAAATGATGACACAATTACAAGGTTGCGAGGAACTAATAGTGGAACCTATGCTTCTGGTGATGTAACTTTACTTGCTGGTGGAGCATCTTCTGTAACTCAGGGAACAGATGCTAATGGCGATCCCACTATTACATACGATTCTACTGATACTGTTACTAGACTAAAGGGCGGTGGTTCGGGATCATTTGTTCCTTCTTCTACATCTGGTGCTGATATCACTATTACTGGTGGCAGTGGTGGTAATGTAACCGTCAGTCAATCTGGTAATACTATCAACATTGATTCTCAAAATGATGATACTGTTACTCGAATTGGTTCTGGATCTAATTCATTAATCTCTGGAGATTTTCAGTTCACCCAGTCTGGTGCGACTACTATTACACAAAGCACAGATTCAAATACAGGTGTTACGACTGTAAACTTTAGCTCTGCTAATGATGATAGTGGTGCTAGTTTTAGTGCTTCTAATGGTGTTATCAAGAGTGGCGATGATTTCCAACTAAAAAATGGTGCAAACTTTACTGGTAACACACTACTAAAGTGGGACTCTGGTAACGCAAACCTTACGAATAGTCTGATCGCTGATAACGGATCTCAGGTTACTATTGGGGGTGACTTATTGGTCACTGGAACCCAAACGATCATGGAGACAACAACTCTGGTTGTGGGTGATAAGCAGATTGAACTTAGAAGGGGAGATAATCTTACTGCTGATGATGGTGGAATACAAGTAAACTTAACTACCAATCCTACTGGAGTAGTAACAAGTTATAAAGCATTGCAATGGTACAATGCTGGTGGATATTGGAGATCTTTTGATGGATCTATTGATAATAGATTCGTAACCGAGAGTGAGACACAGGTTCTTAGTAACAAAACACTTACGTCTCCTACACTAACTTCTCCAACTCTTGGTGCTGCTTCAGCAACAACTATCAATGGATTGTTTGTTACAACTACTGCTTCAGCAACTATTGATATCCAATCTACTAGAACTTTAGATGTTGATAACGATCTCACGTTCAAATCTGATTCTCCTAATGCTGCAGTCACTGCAAACTTTAGACAAGGTGGAAACGTTGCTTACACATCAGACACACTAGCAACATTTTCATCCACAACATCAACCCAGATACGTGGTTTGATTTCTGATACTACTGGATTAGATAGGTTGGTATTCCAAACTAATCCAAATATTCTTACAGGTATTACGACGACATCAGCAGGATTTACATTACTAAATTCTGGTGCCTCTGCTATTACAGCATTTGGTGCTGCTGATGCAATTGATATGGGTAAAGCGGG